GCTTTCGTAACAGCTCATTAGGATCGGGAATTTCTGCTTTCAAATACGCAGTTTGACCCGGATGCACAGCCGAAAACCTGGCTGTACACCTGCTCCTCCTACTGAATCCATATCTGGTTCGGAGGGCGCTCCCGCGTGCAAAGACTGTAAAGAGTCCGCGCGCGCGGGTGAGAGGATCACCATCAGTGGTCTCAGGCTTATTAGGTTGCGGTTCGGTCTTCACCGTTCCGAGCTACCTTTCCTGAGTCCCACTGGTCTTAAGTGGTATCTCCTCTCCCTTCTCTCCCCCGCCGCGAGTCTCCATTCTGTTTCTGATGGTAGACTCCGGCGGTTCCCCTGTGCGCACGCTGGTTGGGACGAGGCTGGCTTTCCTAAGCTAGTCCGCCTGTCCCGCAGTGACCGTTGGGAACTTGCACATTCGTGTAGTTCCCTCGCACGCTCCCTTCCCCCTTCCTGCGCTCGCCATTCGGCGGATAAGATCCCCGAGTGGTCCAAGCGCGCCACCACACACCCCCCCCCCTCATCTCCCGCATACCTCCAGTTCTGCCGGAAACTCGTCCGAAGAGAGTTTCCCCTGGGATGGGATCAGCACCGGTATCCCCAAGCCGTATCTTCGTTCGCCCCTACAGCCTCAGCTCGCGCTGAGACTAAGACAACGAAGATGACCGCCTCGGATCACTGGTCGGATCTCTGCACCCTCGTCGGGAAGTCGTTCTACGACTTCCGTCGGACCTTTAGCAAGGCAGAATTCTCCAATCTCACTCTCCATGGACGTCCCGTTCGGACGCAGGCTCCTACGCCTGGCCCCGAGTACGTCCATCCCCCTCTCCCCTTCGAGCGTGGTTTTTCGCTCCGTGTCAAGTCCATCCCTACTGTGGGCAAGAGTCGTGTCATTGGGATTCCATCCCTTAACTATGACCTTCTCGGCCCCCTTCATAGGGCAGTGTATGGACACCTGACTAGCCGTGATTGGTTGGTTCATGGTCCCATTACTGAAGAACGGGTGAACCGCGTTTGCAGGGGCAAGGTGCAAACGAGTGTTGACTTGGTGAATGCCACGGACGGGCTTCGCCTCGATGTTACAGAGGCCATTCTTGGCGCTCTGCTGGCGAAGACTGTTTCCGTCCCTGGCGGTATAAAGGAGCTGGCCTTTGCATCTCTCTACCCCTCTTTCGACGGAGGGGAAGTTGTGCACGGCCAGATGATGGGTACCTATCTCTCCTTCCCCCTACTCTGCCTTCATTCTTTTTGTGCTGCCCGATGGGCTGCTCGTAAGTCGTCTCCCGTTGGTTTTATGATCAACGGTGATGACGCAGGGATCTCTCATGATCTTCCCCTTGGGGAGTATCCTGAAGGCTACGAAAAGAACGAGGCCAAGACATTGACTTCTACCTCCACGGTAGAGCTTAATAGCACAGTCTTTGTCAAGGTAGGGGGGAAGTGGAAGGAGATTAGGCACCTCCGGAGGGTGGGGGCTGAGTCGGACTATCAAGGCTTCAGGCACATGGCTGAAGCTTGCCAAAAAGCAGGACCTCGTTGGGTATCTGCTTTCGTCCGCTCAGGTTTAGGAAAACGGTGGGCCATGTCGCCCGAGGACCTGGGCTTGTCCAGGCGCCACCGTTTGGTGTGGTTGCGCGGTCTAAAACTGCGCGGGATGGGTTCATCCGTTGAGGCCGGGAGGGTTGTACAACCCTTAAACTCCCGGTATAGGATGGTTAGCGAGGAGCCTTCAATGGCTGACAAGATTGCGTTTGGAATCGACCTGTTTAACTTTGGTCGTTCCAAAGAAGGAGAACCGGAGGATCGAAATCCTCCACGAACACAGGTTCTGAGAACCTGCGGTCCCCGCCTAGGCGGGGGTCCGTCACTTACAGGAAGGCGTTTCAACGCATTCCTTTCTCATGAATTCTGGTGTCGTTTTCACCCTGAGGTGAAGGCTCCTGAGTGGCTTGTCCTGGGCCCGGATAATCCGTGGTCCCAGTCTCCTAGGAAGGAGGAAGTTGTCGAGAAGGAAGAGGGGGCCTATGTCCTGGCCCCGAGAACTCCAGACCTGAGTCGTCCCTTGTGCATTCCCCTGGCGGGGAGGCTCCGGTACCTTCAGTAGAGGAGTGGGTAGTCAAGAATCCGCTGTGACCTGCGGACCTCTGACGAGGACGATGTGAGTGACGGCCGTCAGCCGTCGGTGTGTAGTGTGACGTTCGCCGATCGGGACAACAAGAGTCCCCAGCAGCCCGTATACCGCGTAGATTGGTATCGGTGTCGCTTACCTTCCTTGGTACACGGCAGTTTGAACGTCAGTATCGTTGCTACGGGCGATACTCAGATGATGGGGGTTGGGCGTGTGACTTCGCCCTTAGGAGTGCAGTGATCTCAGCTGTGATCTGTACTGCGAAGGGGTGAGGAGAATTTGGAGAAAGGAGAAGGAACTAGTTCACCGGGGGTGCCTGCATCTAACAGTGCAGTGAGGGCGGGGTATCAGACCGTGCGTTTACGTACCTAACGTTCCCCTAGATGTCTACCTCAGGCTAGTTCCGGATCTCGTACCCGGAGGATTCCTCTGTCACGCCGACCACCTCATGTAGTCTGGTGCGTGAAACCGATTGTGCTAGACGTGCCGTTTAAAGCGTCCAGCCTTGTCAAGTCCGCTGCTTGCAGCGAGCTATATCCCTGATGTTCTATGAACTGCCGCCGGGATAATTAGCGAC